AGATCCCGTTTGCGTAGTACAGCGAGTGATTTGCCTACATACATGAGGGCAACAACAAACCCCGGTGGTCCCGGTCATGCGTGGGTTAAAAAGATGTTTATTGATCCTGCCCCTCATGGCAAGGCATTTCACGCCACAGACATTGAATCTGGGGAAACATTAAGGTATCCTAGCAAGCATTCAAAAGCTGGGCAACCATTATTTAAACGTAGGTTTATACCTGCGATGCTAACAGATAACCCTCATCTGTACGATCAGGGGGACTATGAAGCGATGCTCCTGTCCTTACCTGAGCATCAACGTAAACAGTTATTAGAGGGTAATTGGGATGTTGCTGAAGGTGCGGCGTTTCCTGAGTTCAACAGACAAATACATACTATTGATCCTTTTGACATACCTAACAATTGGGTTAAATTTCGCGCCTGCGATTATGGGTATGGTTCTTATTCTGCTGTTGTTTGGTTTGCCTGTACTCCTGATGAACAGCTTATTGTCTATCGTGAGCTATATGTTAGTAAAGTCTTGGCAACTGATCTTGCTCGCATGGTCATGGAGCTTGAACAAGACGATGGCAACATCAAGTACGGCGTACTAGATAGCTCTTGCTGGCATAAGCGTGGAGATACTGGTCCTTCATTGGCGGAGCAGATGATTGCTCAAGGATGTCGCTGGAGGCCATCGGATCGCTCAGCAGGATCTCGTATTGCAGGTAAAAACGAAGTTCATCGCAGATTACAGGTTGATGAGTTTTCGGAAGAACCAAGACTTGTGTTTTTTAACACATGTACTAACTTGATTGCACAGTTACCTATTATTCCTTTGGATAAGAGAAATCCAGAAGACATTGACACGAAGTCTGAAGATCACCTGTATGACGCATTGCGTTATGGCATCATGTCAAGACCTCGTTTTTCAATTTGGGACTTTGATCCGGCACACTCAAGGCCATCGTCCTATGTACCCTCAGACAGTAAATTTGGATATTAAATATGGAAGAAGATGATATCTTTGAAAGTGACGCTCAAATAACACTTGAAGATGTAGAAGACCGGATAGAGGAATCTCCTGAGCTACAATCGTTAGTGCGTTTTGTCATGGAGCGGTACACTAAAGCTGAAGATACACGCCGTCAAGACGAAGATCGTTGGTTACAATCTTATCGTAATTATCGTGGCATCTATGGTCCAGACGTACAATTTACTGATGCTGAGAAGTCTCGCGTCTTTATTAAGGTGACAAAGACTAAAACTCTTGCGGCCTACGGTCAAATTATTGATGTCTTATTTGCCAATCAAAAATTCCCGATCTCAGTAGAACCTACTCGCTTACCTGAAGGCGTTGCAGAAGCAGTTAACTTTGATATGCAACCTGCTCAGCAGGGTGGTGCGAGCATGGAGCCAGCATCTCCGTATGGATTTGAAGGTGATGGCATGGATTTCCCTCCCGGTGCTACAGCGCAGTCACTGAGAGAAATGAATCTAGGGCCACTAGAAGAGAAGCTTCAAGAAGTTGAAAACCTAGAAGAAGGTTATGGCTTAACTCAAAGCAAAATTACGTTTGAGCCTGCATTAGTTGCGGCCAAGCAGATGGAAAAGAAAATTATGGACCAGTTGGAAGAGGCGAATGCTTCCAAACAACTTCGGTCTACTGCATTTGAAATGGCCTTGTTCGGCACTGGTATCATGAAAGGACCATTTGCCGTTGATAAGGAATACCCGAATTGGGATGAGGAAGGGGAATACAACCCAACAATTAAGACGGTTCCCTCAACATCCCATGTCTCTGTATGGAACTTTTACCCAGACCCTGATGCGGCAAATATGGATGAGGCACAGTATGTTGTAGAGCGGCACAAAATGTCCCGTTCACAATTGAGAGCACTCAAGAAGCGTCCATTTTTCCGTGCCAATGTCATTGACGATGTTGTTGATATGGGTGAAGGTTACGTTAAAAAATACTGGGAAGATGATCTCCGTGATTATCAAACTGAGCATGACATTGATCGTTTTGAAGTATTTGAATACTGGGGAACAATTGATCGAGAAATCTTAGAAGTTGCAAAAGTAGAAATTCCAGATGAACTTGAGAACGTCGATGAAGTTCAAGCAAATATCTGGTATTGTAATGGGCGCATTCTAAGAGCAGTTCTTAATCCGTTTAAGCCTGCCCGCATTCCATACTATGCTGTGCCGTATGAGTTAAACCCATACTCATTCTTCGGTGTAGGTATCGCTGAAAACATGGACGATACTCAGACGCTGATGAACGGTTTCATGCGTATGGCAGTGGACAACGCTGTTTTGTCAGGGAACTTGCTCATCGAGATTGATGAGACAAACCTAGTACCCGGTCAAGATCTCTCCGTGTATCCGGGCAAAGTATTCCGCCGTCAGGGTGGCGCACCGGGACAAGCAATCTTCGGTACTAAGTTTCCGAATGTTTCTGGGGAGAACATGCAGTTGTTTGACAAGGCACGTGTACTTGCCGATGAGTCAACAGGCTTCCCCTCATTCGCACATGGACAGACAGGTGTAGCTGGCGTAGGCCGTACAGCGTCTGGTATCTCCATGTTAATGAATGCGGCGGCTGGTGGCATCAAAACTGTCATTAAGAATGTAGACGATTATTTGCTAGCACCATTAGGCAAGTCAATGTTTTCATTCAACATGCAGTTTGACTTTGATCCTACAATTAAGGGTGACTTAGAGGTTAAGGCACGCGGCACTGAATCGCTAATGGCGAATGAAGTACGTAGTCAACGACTCATGCAATTCTTGCAAGTTGCATCTAATCCATCACTCGCGCCGTTTGCTAAGTTCCCATACATTGTACGTGAAATTGCTAAGTCCATGGATCTCGATCCAGACAAGGTGACAAACAGCTTTGAAGAAGCGGCCTTACAAGCAAAGATCATGCAACAAAACGCACCACCCGCTCCTCCAGCCGCACAACAGGCTCAGGGTGGTCCTCCGGGAGTTCAAGATACCTCTGGAGCAGGTGGAGGCAATATCGGTATAGGACAAGCTCCAACACCGGGCGAACAAGGATTTACTGGAAATGACCAAGGTGGACAACAGCCAGCACCGCAAGCAGGTGGTGGGCAAGCTCAAACCCCTTTGCAGTAACGCAAAGCAGTGGGATGCTTTCTGTGAGTATTTAGACATTATGATATCCGAAAACCATAGAAAACTAGAGCAATCAGACAACATAGTATCCATTCATCAGGCGCAGGGTGCTGTACAAGCTTTGCGCACACTCAAGTATTTAAGAGACGAGGCTTTATCCGATGGCTGATTTTAAGGGAATTCAGGAACAGTACGACGATATCAATCAGGTTGGTTCTCGTCCTGTTGGACTAATGACTGAATTTACCACTGAAGCAGGTCGGCCAATATACATTTCTCATAATGGAGAGATAGTCTCTGAAAAGTCTACGACTATTCCATACAATGGGAAATATGTGAATGTTCCATCTATACATGATGGCATTGAGTATTCCGAATTTGAACTTATCAAACTTCTTGATGAAAAAAGGATTAAGCCTACCAGTACACACAAGACACAAGAACTTGCAGTTAAAGCGGCGCAAAAACGTAGTCCATCTTTAATGTCAGAAGAGACTGCTAGGGCTGTTGAGTCTAAGTATTGGAAGGAAATGACTAAGCGAAAAGCAACGGCTGATCAGATCCTTGGCGATTCTTCTACAGAACTTGTGACTCCAGATGCAAAAGCTGAGAGGCGCATGGATGACTTGCAAGCGATACAAGAGGATCAATTCTTAGACTTGTATGACGAAGGTGAAAAGTCACAAAAACTAGACGCTTATATGTCCACACTATCAGAAGATGATAAGAGCGATATGCAATCGTATTTAGATAAACCCACTCCAAAAATTAACAGCATTGAAGGTGATGAAGCAATGGCAAAGGGTCGAGCCAGAAGGAATGACATTGACGAAACAGTACTCGCCTTTAGTAATGGCGGCGATACGACAGCAACTTTTGGAAATATGAAAATTAATAAAAGTTCTGATGGTAAGACTGTGCAAATTACTTCTGGCAATATGTCTAGAGAAGAAGCAGAAAAAATAAAAAGAGAAGCTGAAGCACGAAAAGGCATGACACAAGAAGATAAAAAAACTGCCTCTTTTGCAGATCTAGATAAAGACACTAAAAGTACGGAAGAAGATAAAGCCGCTAAAAGTAAAGCGACAGTTGAAAAAATTAAAACAAAATTGCGATCAGGTGAAATTACTTTAGACGAAGCCAAAGAGTTATACATGAAACTTTCTGAAGTAGGTGGATTTGCGGATGGGGGTCTGCTAGATGATGGCGGTTCCGTAGATCCTGTATCTGGTAATGATGTACCTGTAGGATCAACACAAGAAGAAGTTCGCGATGACATTCCAGCGCAACTTAGCGAAGGTGAATTTGTATTGCCTGCTGATGTTGTGCGGTATATAGGATTAGAGAATTTAATGGAGCTTCGTAGCAAAGCCAAAGAAGGTTTAGCTAAAATGGAAGCCA